CTCTCATCGCAACACTATCGTGTTTGTTGTCTAAGTGTGTAAGTACGCCACTAGGTTGTGCAACTCACACGTGCCCGGTCAATTCCAAAATACAACCGTTAATTGTGCGCGGCCGAGTCCGCGAGGCTCACTCGCACGGTTATCGCGCAACATGCAATGTATGTGTATGTACATGCGTGTGTGATGCACACATACCCCCAGTCACTTACAAAGTGTTGTGACTCCTATGACCACCGTAGTGTGTATGTAGTGTAAACACTATGTATGTAGTTGTGTAGTGTTGTAGTTATGTATAACAGTCCATAGTGTTAACAGTGTTGACTCTAGAAATGCAATGTACTCACTATCAGTCAATGCCTTCTCTCGTTCCTTCTCCAACAAGATGTCATACTGCTGTTGCGACACACGTGGATCACAGAAGTCAATTGTATTGTTTTGTGTAGGTGTGTGCACTGGTATGTTGGTGAGTAACATGATGCGCTGCCTCACTGTTGTGTATGTGTATACACTTATACACTATTAGCAGGCACTGCTTCGCAGTGCCTCGTTAGAACCTCACAAACGCTCGTCCATACACGTAGTTCAGTCGTGCCTCATGGAACTGCATATGCACAGCACGTGTCGCACCAGCTAGTACACCATAGTCATCAAACCACATGACACCACCACGTAGCATCAATGGTGTGAACATGAGTATGCAGTCAGTCACTGACTGGTACTGATCACAGTCCACATGCACGAATGAGAACTGCTGATGGAACTCAGTGAATGTTAGTGGAAACACACCCACTCGATAACATGCATACGGCACTGCATGTCTAACTGCTAACTCATTCGTATCACTAAAGTCACCCACCTTGTGATGGTCTATAGTGTCGCTATGTGGAATGCCTGTGAATGTATCATACAGAAACAATTTCACCGCACGCAGACGTGCTAATGCTGACAGATAGTATGCAGTCCCACCACGATACACACCTACTTCAGCAATCGAACCATCTACTGGTGTTAGCCTTGCAATGCGTATCATGCGAGCGATGAGGCGACGATCTACTACAGATGGTGGTTTGTGTGTCTGCATATGTATAATGTATGATCTAAGAGGCGCATCTGCGCGGGTGACCGCGCGGAGATGAGGTGGCGACTTGATGTGTTGATTAGCATGTCCTCCGATGAGAACACAACCGATTGTGCCATTTTGTTCGCATGAGAAATTCTAACCTATGGCTCGATCCGTTCTAGTAAGCTGTGCTTGTCCGTTGATCCACTTGACAAACTCCCCTTGACCTGATCTCACCACTGGCGTAGCGTAGTGTGACATTCATAGACACTATATGTAGAGGCATGCCATGACACTCGCTGTGCCTGCTGTCACAGGCTGGGCTGGCTTCTGGGGCAATGCACCCAATGCGTACACCATGCTGTACTCACGCAGTAGCATCGAGCGTAACATCGCACGATGGCTCGCCAAAGGCGGTGCACGTCGTCTGCATGCGACAATGAGTTCACTCAACGGTGCAGTCGTTGGTGGTGCAGTTGGTCGTCAGTATGCACGTATCTCTGCACCGACTGGTCTATCGACACCGAGCCTCCTTGGTGGTGCACGTGCCATTGAGACCGTCGTTGTAGTCAACGGTGTCACCACTGCTGCTGATCGCACGTACATCCAAGACCAAGTGCTCGATCCCATTGTCGAACAGGCACCTGGCATCGTCAGCACTGGTGGTGTTGGCAACATGCCTGTCACCGTTGTGAACAACCAGATGTATCCTGTCGATGCGTCTGGCAATGGTGGTGGTGGCAAGCTGCCGTAGGAGTCACGTACATGCCTGGTCAAGCAGAAGTCCGCGCGTGGCTAACACAGCGCGGTGTGCCGGTCACTGCTGACAACATGAACCGCGCGTCTGCGATCATGTATCAGAACGACTTTGTTGGCAGTGGTGCGAATGCAACTGCTGACCGACTGAGTGCATCGAGTGAGTTAGATCGTCTATACGAAGGACTCAACTCACGCAGTGGCGGTGCTCCTGCTCCTGCTGCTAGAGCCAGTGGTGGTGGTCGTGCTGGTGGTCGTGCTGCTGCTGGTCCTGCTCGTCCTGCTGCACCGCCTGCTGGTCCTAGCATGGACAACCCACGACCAGGCACACCACTACCGAATGCCGCTGCTGCAACGCCTGCTGCACCAACTAGTGCACAAGCTGCTGCAAGAGCATCACTACCACCTGTGCTGCAACCAGAACTTGAACCAGCAATGCGTAATCGTGCGCTGCGTGCAATGGCTGGTTTGCCTCCATTGCCAGCGAATGTCGAAGCAACGATTGCAGCGACTGAGGCACCAGCACAGAGTGCAAATGGTGGTACGCCACCGCCTGCTAGCGCTGCTGCACCTCCGTCTGCATCTGCACCTCCGCAGCCAACAGACGATGGACGCCCTGCACCTGCTCCTGGTCCTGGTGCTGCTGAAACGATGCCACCACCGCCTGCAACAATTGGTCAATTCGGAAGCGTACAACCGTCACCTGGCGTGCAAGAAATGTATGACTTGGCAGACATGGACAGCGATGAGATGCGTGATGCCAATAGTGCATGGACTGATGTCCCAGGCAGTACTGGTTCTCGCACGCCACCACCGTCTGACAGAGAACCGTGGATTGACACTCCTGGTGCTGCTGGATCACAGAGTGTTGCTACACATGATCCGAACATGCTAACACCCAACCAGCAGATGGTGCTTGCTGCGCTTGGTGGTGGTGCATTGCTTGGTGGTGGTGGATATGCAATGATGCGTAATCCACCGAATGTACCAGGTAGTGCTGCGCTCGGACCACGACCGACTGGTCCCGCTGCACCACCGATGGCTGGTCCTGGTCCTGCACCACCACCGTTGCGTCCACCACCGATACCTGTCGCACCGACACCACCACCGATTGGTGGTGCAGGTGCAACAACGGTTGGACCGCCACCGATACCGACTGCTGCACCACCTATTCCATCTAGTGCAGCACCAACAGCAGCACCGCCAGTGCCACCAGCAGCAGGTCCGCAAGGTGTGCGTGGTAGTGTTGGTCCTGTGCCGCCACCGCCATTGCCACCAACACCGATCACACCGAATGCTGGCATAGTTGTGCGAGGACACATGCCAGCAGCAGGACCAGAGTCACCAATACCACGTGGCACTGAGCGTGGCACTGTTGGTCCTATGCAGTCAGAGATGACTGCACGCAATCTCAGCAACATTCCACCGCCACGTGTACGTGGACAGCCAATTCAACAGTCTGATCGTGGTCGCTTCAATCGTGGTGGTACTGGTAGCGTGACTGTACCAGCCAGTGCTGCACGTCCGCCCGCTACTGGTGGTCGTATTGGTGGTGGCGGTGGACAGAAGCCTGCTGGTGCGCGTGGTGTGTTGCCACAGCCGTGGTGGCAATTGAACAACCCACTGTCATGAACGCACTACCAGAGCCAAACGAAGCAATCATCCTACAAGACGGCACACGCATTGATCCAGTGAGTGGCCGTCGTGAGCGTACGCGTGTCGTCGTACAGCCACGACAGACAGAAGCACAGGCGATTGTCACTCGTGCACGTCGCAAACTAGCTGATCTGCCGACGACACCACGTGCTGCTAATGCACTGATGGTAGTGCTAGGCTACACGCATGTGGGACTGACTGATGAGGACATTGCGATTGCCACTGATCTGACAGTCGATCAGATCAAACACATGCGTGCACTGTCTGCGTACAAGGAACTAGAGCGTAGCACTATACAAGCGATCATCCAACAGGACTCGGATGACGTACGCACGTTCATTGCACAGCACGCACGTGACGCAGCACAGTCGATTGTCCAAGCCATACAGTCAGAGGACGAAGCAGTAGCGCTACGTGCGTCGATGGATGTACTCGATAGAGCAGGACACCGCCCTGCTGATGTCATCGAGCACCGTGTACGCATGGAAGGTGCACTGACTATCGAGTTCATAGAGAAAGACGCTGGCAAAGAAGTGCCAACGATCACGATTGAGAAGGAGTAGTCATGGCTACGGTCGCTGATCTGTCTGGCAACAGGCCAAACAATGCACCATTGGTCGATGTGACGTACAGCAAGGCCAATCGCACCAATGCTGGTACGCCGATTGGCTCGCTTGTGCCACTGTATCCAGGTGAGATCGTGCTCGACAGCACGAACAGACTGCTTTGGCGTGCGATTGGCATTACGAATGCCAACTGGGAACCAACCAACGACTCGATCTAGTCATGGTGTGGCATCCAAACGCGCCACAAGGGCGTGAAACAGACAAAGTACGCTTCGATGCATGGATGTACATCGGTGGCGAGGGTCTCGACATCGGTTGTGGCAACTGCAAAGTGCATCCGAATGCGGTAGGCATCGACCAGATACGCATTGGTGGTGCGCCACTCGGTGATATGTGTGCTGATGGACGCTCACTGAAGCAGTTCACTGATGAGTCGTTCGATTATGTCTACTCCAGTCACTTCCTAGAGCATGTGATCGACTACGAAGCCACTCTTGCTGAGTGGTGGCGTGTTGTGAAGGTCGGTGGGTATCTCATTCTGTACCTACCACACCGTGACTACTACCCACGCATGGGTCAACACGGTAGCAATCCAGATCACAAGCACGACTTCCATCCTGACGACATCAAGAAGGCGATGTGGCGTATCACTAAGAGTGGTGAAGTGCCTAGCTTCGATGTTGTAGAGGATGAGGACCGTGTTGGTGGCAATGAGTACTCATTCTTCCAAGTGTTTCGCAAATGTGAGGTGGGTGAAGGACGATACGATCCGTGGGTCACGTGTCGCGCCCGACTGAAGACCGACGGCACTCGTACCGTCTGCATCTCACGCTACGGCGCAGTAGGCGATACTGCATTCCTTGCTAGTATCGCAGCGCAATACAAGCGCAATGGGTGGTACGTCGTCGTCCATACGTCACCAATCGGTGTCGATCTGCTGCGCCACGACGACTCCATCGACGAACTGTATTCGTTCAACAACGATGGCGTGTTCTTCTTAGGAACACTCGAACCGTTCTGGCAACACCTCGCTCGTAGGTACGACCGTGTGATTAATCTCACACAATCAGTCGAAGGACAACTGCTACCGAGTCCTGAGCATGTGTATCATGGCTATCCACTCGACGTGCGACAGAAGCTGTTGAGTGTTAGCTACATGGAACGCATGCATGACATCGCTGGTGTGGAACACAACTGGGATGGTATGCGCTTTGCGGCCACGATTGAGGAGATGCACTGGGCCAAGGGCATGCAGAACACGCTCAGTCGTCGTGAAGCACCAAATGGCATGCAGTACAGAGCACCGATCATCGGTGTCTGTCTAGCAGGCAGCGCATGTCACAAGGTCTATCCATTCCAACACATGGCAATCGCACGACTGATGCTAGAAGTCGATTGCAGTGTGATACTGTTTGGTGGTCCTGAAGACCTGCCACACGAAGAACTCGTGTGTCAGACTGCACTGGCTATGGGCATTGATCCCAAGCGCATCGCACGCTCGTGTGGCAAACAATGGACGCTGCGTAAGTCACTAGCTGTATCTGTGTGGTGTGACCTACTACTCGGTCCAGAGACAGGAATCCTTCAATGGAACGCGATGCAGAGCAATCGCAAAATCGTACTGCTCTCGCACTCCAGCGCAGAGAATTTGACAAAGCACTGGCTCAACACAGTGGCACTCCGACATCCAACACCATGCGGCCCGTGCCACAGAAAGCACAACGACTGGACGTGGTGCGTACGTGGTGGAAGTGGTGCCTCCGCATGTATGGAGTTCCCCGTTGACACCATCGTAGGAGCAATACGCGATGCCTTCCAAATCAAAGAAGCAATCACGCTTGATGGCAGCAGCAGCACACAATCCGAAGTTCGCGAAGAAAGCAGGCGTGCCGCAAGAGACAGCACAGGAGTTCAACCAAGCAGACAAGGGCGGCTCGACTTTGAAAAAGGCAATGGTGCAGCGCCACATGACGAAGCGTGGCCGGTGAACGAACGCACCATTGCACACAATGCACTGACGCATCAGGCACCGATTGACGATTAGCTATGGCACTGTCACCGATCTTTCAGCAGATGATCGCACGTGCGATCCCATCGTCACGTGGTGCACTCGCTGAACGATTGGCACGTGCAGAGTCATTAGGTTTCACCACACCTGTGCATCACACATCACGCTATCCAAGACAACTTGAGGCATTTGAGCCACGACGTGGTAGCGAACACAAAGACATTCCAGCTACGCATGTTGGTACACCAGACGCAGCACGCGAACGTGCGTATGCTATTCTGGGACCGCCTAGGATGGCCGATGAACAGCGCCTAGCTGGTGTGCATACGTATCCATTAGTAGCACGGATTGAGAAGCCATATCTGTCTAAGAGCAATGAAGGTATGGTTCCACATCGAGAAGCAGCCCTGAGCAATCAGGTGATGCGTGAGCGACTGCCAGAGCATATAGAAGCGGACATCCGCATTGGTGCCATCACTCCTAGTCAAGAGAAGATATTGCGTCAGGATGCATTCCGTGAACGACTGCTGAGTGAAGGCTATGATACTGTTCCATACTACAATTCAGCAGAGGATGTTGGTAATACGAGTCACATGATACTACGACCTGAGAACTTACGTTCTGTGTTCGCACAATTCGATCCTGCCAAGCGACATCTTGCTGACATCATGGCGCAGCGTTGGCTCGTACCGACTGCTGCGACTGGTGGTGCTGCTGCAATCGCTGCTGGTGGTGCAGAGAACACCTGATGGTTGACGAGTACTATCCAAGCGAACGCGACCACATGCTTGTCGAAGCTATCATTGGCATGCGTAATGATCCGCTTGCGTTGATTGGCTTCAGGAACAGTGCGTATCAGCATGGTAGAGCACCCAACAACCCTAGCTCGTATGGATCGTACAATCACAACCGGAGCGACATGCGTGTGCACCCTGATTTGTACACTGATCCACAACGCTACGAAGCAGTCGTGCGTCATGAGGGTCGTCATCGTGGGCTACGTGAGTTGATGGATGAGGATCTACGTGAGCAGATTGGTACGCAGCGACTGTCAATGCCTGCGATGCACGCGATAACCGACTACGATGCAAATGAGAGCCTCAACCGCCTGCTGGACCGTCGAACAGGCAGTCCGATCATCGACAGTGACGATGTGACAGCACGATACACACCAGGTGGTGAGCGTATTGCTACAGAAGTGTCAACTCGTGGTGACGAATTGCTGCGTACACTCGTTGGCCGCTACATGAATGCAGAGCCAACACAAGTTCCTGGTCCACATGGACCGATGAATGCTGGTCGTCGTTGGGGTGACTGGTAGTGCCTCACTACAGACTCATCAAGGACAGTACACAGCATCGCTTCTTGCAGAGCAATGCAAAGATACGTCTGTTCGGTGGTGGGTTCGGCAATGGCAAGACAGCAGCGATGTGCATTGATGCATTGCAGGTAGCAAAGGACTATCCAGGTGCGAACATACTAGCATTCCGCAGCACCTATCCGAAGCTGAACGACACGCTACGCAAGGAGTTCTTCAAGTGGTGTCCACGTCAGTGGGTCAAGCGTATGCCGACTGATGACGACAACACATGCACACTGAAGAACGGTACGACCATCAACTTCCGTTACGTCGCACAGCAAGGACGCAACACGAACAGTGAAGGCACATCTAACTTGCTGTCAGCAACGTACGATCACATATTCGGTGATCAAATTGAAGACCCTGAGATTACAGAGAAGGATCTGCACGACTTGCTCGGTCGTTTGCGTGGCAGCACTGACTATATTGGTAACGATCCTACTCGTCCGCGCACCGGCCCTCGTACAATGGCCCTATCTAGCAACCCTACTCGCAATTGGGTATGGCGCAAACTTGTACGTCCTGCTGAACTGCTCGCACAGGGAGTGAAGTCACCTGATCTGCTCGTACATCCTGTTACTGGCAAACCACTCGTAGAAGTGTTCAACAGTGGTACGTATGAGAATGTGCACAACGTCGGATGGGACTACATCCACACCCTCGAAGGTGTGTACACAGGACAAATGCGAGAGCGATTTCTGCGCGGTCTGTGGGTTGCCTATGAAGGACTCGTATACCCTGACTTCTCATTCAACACACATGTCGTATCACATCAACAGGCAGTTGCGTACTATCACAAGCTGCGACGCGAGTCATACGCGCCAACAATCCTAGAAGCATACGATCACGGCATCGCCATGCCATCGTGCTATCTGTTTGCATTCACAGACCACTATGGCAACACGATCATACTCGATGGCTTCCACAAAGCTGAGTCCACTGTTGACTGGTGTGCACGCAGGATCGCTACGATCCGTAACGAGTACAAGGTGCAGCACCTAGTCGATGATGGCGCACTCGCTGTGTACGCTGATCCGAACGTGTTCCGTCGTGCGACTGGGAACTCCAAGACCATCGGTGTCACTGTCGCTGAGATGTTCAGTGAAGAAGGCATCGCAATGCGTCGTGGTAACAATGATGTTGCGAATGGCATTGTGAAGGTCCGTGCTGCGATGGCGATCAGTAACATTCACAAACACCCCATCACTGGCAACTTCGGTGCACCACATCTGTTCGTTGCAGACAACTGTCCGTGGTGGGTGAACGAAGTCACCGACTACATGTGGCGCAAAGCAACAGATGGCACGCTGGCTGACGAACCACGCGACGTGAACGATCACGCGATGGATGCAACGAAGTATCTGCTCACATCACTACCATCACCAGCACGTGCTAAGTCTCCGAAGCCTGCTGCTGTACTGCACGGTGCGTACTTCAAGTGGCATGAACAAGACAGTGCTGGTGGTAGGTCCAGGGAGCATAGGTATCACTGATGGCAATCCCACAGGATGCGAGCGTAGAGAACGTCGAGCGTGCGATTGACGCAGAAGTCGGTGCGCCTGCTCCTGCTGAAGAGAAGTTCACACCGACGTACAAGGTCATCAGCACTGACGAGAAGATCGTCGTCAGCAAGCACATGGGCAAGATATGGCGTGGTCGTCGTGATGCTGCGATGACGGCACGTAAGAACTTCATCGACGCAGCAGATGAGGCAATCAAGTACTTCAATCACGATCAACTCGGTCATCGTACCTCTCGTGATGGTGCCAGTGGCAACACGTATCTTGCAAAGCGCAAGAACGAGATGTGGACTGAGACTGAGAACATCGTGTTCGCGAACATCAAAGCAGTCACACCGAGTGTGTATGCGAAGAACCCCAAGCCAGAGATGACTGCATTTGATCCTGTGAACAGAGACCTCGCAGAAGTCACTGAGCATGTCGTGTATGCATTGTCGTCGATGGATGCACCACCAGGACTCAATCTCAAGATCACTGTCAAGCAAGCAGTCGTGCATGCGCAGTTGACCAACTGTGCGTGGGTAGAGAGTGGATGGGTGTTCAAGCAGGAGAGCAGTGAGCAAGGACTGCAAGACCTCGCTGCTGCTGCGACTGAGTTGGAGAAGGCAAAGGGTGAGAAGGAGATACGTGCAGCAGAAGGCAAGTTGCAGGCGATTGAGAGCAAAGTCAACTTCCTGCTGCCGAGTGGTCCGTGGTGTCGCTTCCATCCCATGCACCGTATCTACGTCGATCCTGCTGCATCAATGCCTGACTTCAGTGATGCATGGTGGATGATCGTTGAAGAGTACTATCCCACTGACTTCCTCAATGCACAGTTCGGTGGTGAGAAGGACGAGACAGGACAAACGAAGTCGTTGTACAATGCAACGCATGTACTGACTGGTGACGAAGCGAAGGCTGGTGCTGCAGATGAGAAGAACTTCAAGCTGTTCAACACCAGCACGACACCAGAGCAGTATGGCTACAGCGACAAGCAAGCAATGCAGGCTGCGTGCTACACGAAGTGTTGGAGGATATGGGACAAGACCACACGTCGCATCTACCTCTACACAGATGACAAGTGGGACTGGCCTGTGTGGGTGTGGAACGACAAGCTGAACCTTCCACGCTTCTTCCCACTACGCAACCTGTCGTTCCACTGTGCTGCTGTCGGTGCGATGGCGAAGGGTGAGGTGACGTACTATCTAGACCAGCAAGATGCAGTGAACGAGATCAACAGTGAACTACAACGTGCACGTTGGCAGGTGTTCAACAAGCTGTTCTATGATAGCACGAACCTCAATCCTGACGACGTTGACAAGTTCCTTGGTGATCCCAAGCGTCAAGCGATGGGGATTAAAGTACCAGAAGGCAAGAACTTCGAGCAAGTGATGTTCACATTCAAGCCACCGTCGTTGAATGTGAAGGAGGTGTTCGACAAGGGTGAGAAGCTAGAAGCGATCAATCGCATCAGTGGCACTGGTGTGATCCTTCGCAATGAGCAATTCAAGACCAACACAACGAACGAAGCGATCAGTCGCTATGAGGCAAACACTCAGACGTTCCTTGACGAGAAAGTGGATGCAGTTGAAGACTTCCTTGGTGGCATCTACGCTGACGTGGCACACATGTGCTTGCAGTATCTCGAACCTAATCGCGTCGTTGGCTTGGTCGGCAAGGAGCAAGCAGCGAAGTGGATCAACATGCCTGCTCAACAAATCGCGCTCGCGTTCTCCATGCGTGTCGTCGGTGGCAGCACACAGAAACCATCGAGTAATGCCAAGCGCAAGGAAGCGCTAGAGATCAGCAAGATTGCTGGACAGTTTGGTGCACAGTCACCGACAGTCATTGCGATGGTGTTGCGTTTGTGGGCGAAGTCATTCGATCAGATCGAGATGCGTACTGAAGACTGGGACCGTCTCCAGGCTGAGTTCGCTGCTACAGCAGGCGGTGGAGGTGGAGCACCTGCTGGTGACGCACCACCGAATGCAGCGGCTGGGCCTGGAGACGTGCTACAGCGTGCGATTGCAACTGTCGATGGACTGCCGCCACAAGCGAAGCAAGCACTCGGCATGGCAATGGCGAAGGGCGTGCCACTGATGGACGCATTGAAGGAGATCATGAAGAAGGTGCAAGCAATGGCACCAGCGCCGACGAACGAACCGACGAACGGTGCAGGACCACCGAATGGTGCAGCACCACCAGAACTACCGCCAGGAGTGGCGTGAAGGAGTAGATGATGACTGGTACAGGACAAGACACTGGTAGTACTGAGCCTGCTGCGGCACCGGATGTCGAAGACACTCTATCGCCATTCGATGCGTTCGTCGAGGACACGTCACTACCGACATCGCCACCCGCTGCGCCAGCGCAGACTGATGCAACACAGCAGCCTGCGCAGACACAGCAACCGACTGATGGTACGCAGCCAGCGCAACCAACGCAGCAACCTGCTGCTGGCATTCCACACGAGCGTGGTCTGCGTCGAGCGCAGAACGGTGATCTAGTCAACAGTGATGGACACGTTGTTGCACGTGCTGGCACTGAGAGTCGTCACTGGCAGCGTGCGAGTAACGCAGCGCGTGAGTTGAGTGCAGCACACAGCGAGCTTGCTGAGTTGCGTGCAGCGAATGAAGCGTTCCGCACTGCATCACAACACTTCGCGTCACTCGGACTCGAAGTGCAAGAGATGACTGCTGCTGCGAACTTGATGGCGAACTGGAAGGTCAGTCCACAGAACGTTATCAAGTACTTGTTGACAGAAGCTCAGGCAGCAGGGCATGATCTCAGTTCGATCCTCGGTGGTGCGGCGACAGGGGTCGATCCGAACGCTATACGTAGGATCATCCGTGACGAAGTAGCACCACTTACGAATGCACAGACTGAACAACACCGTGTTGCACAAGCACACTCCAACGCAGCACGTGAGTATCAGGAGTTTGGTCAGCAGTTCCCTGAAGCGCTAGTACAGGAAGCAGAGATCGCTTCACTGATGCAGCGCTTTCCACAGATGAGTGCAACTGAAGCTCATCTGCGGTTGCAGAACTACGCACTGCAACAGGGATACGACTACTCCCAACCGTTGCGTCCTCAGATGGAGGCGCGACGAAGCGGTGCACCAGCGGCACCGAACGGTCCCACTCCACAACCTGCCAATCGCAGCGTACTACCTGGCTCACGCATGCCAGCGAGCAATGGTGCTATGACCGATGTACGCACGCAGCCAGCGGCGGCTGATGCATCTACCCGCGACATCGTGGCAGAGGCGTTGCGAGAAGCAGGTATCATGCTCGAATGAGCGAAGGAGTGAGGACAAATGATTAACGCAGCATTTGCTGCTAGCGGTACACTCAACACGATCATCCACTCGATGCTCGACAAGAGCCGTAAGAAGCTCATCATGGCGAGTATCAAGTCGCACGTGCTGGTTGGATGGGCGTTTGCGAACAACCGAGTCGAGATCGAGACTGGTGGTGCGAACATCACCAATCCACTCATCTTCGGTCGCAATCCGAACGTCACGTCGATGCAGTATTACGACACTGTGCCGATGGCGCAGACGGATGAGTTCAACACGGCAGGGTATGGATGGAGCCGTGTTGTCGGTTCGCTCATCATGTCCGATCAGGAGAGTGATGAGAACCGTGGACCGGAAGCGATCTTCAAGCTGCTGACTGCGAAGTTGGACGTGCTGGAAGAGAGCATTCAGGAGATGTTCAGCAGCTACCTGTTTGGTGCAGGTGGTGGCACTGATCCGAACGGTCTTGCGAACCTCATCCCTGACGATCCGACGACTGGTTCGCTCGGCAACATCAGTCGTGCAACTGAGACACAGTGGCGCACGAGTGCATATCAGTTCAACGGCAACCTCGATCCGACGAACATCGAGGAAGCAATGGACGATGTGCTACTCGATCTGAAGCTCAAGAGCGACAAGCCGGATATCATCGTCTGGGGTCGCAACATGGAGCGCATGTACCGTCAGGCAGTGCGCGACAAGTTGGTCATCAACATCGCTGACACGAAGAACGGCAAGGCGATGTACGACCTGGGCTTCCAGGGTGTATCTCACAACGGCATCCCCTGCATGTATGACGAGGACTGCGGTGTGAACCGTATGTACTTCATCAACTCCAAGTACCTCCGTCTGCACATCCTCAAGGGTGTGAACATGAAGGTGAAGGAGCTTGTTGCACCGTGGAACCTCGATGCAATCGGGCGTCGCGTTGTGTGGCAGGGTCAGTGGTGCCTCTGGCGTGCTTTTAGAACACATGCCGTGTTGCGGAATGGCACAACTGGGTGACAACAATGGCGAGTATCGCACAGACAGCACGTAGAGCGTATGAGGTCGAACGCATCGAGAGTCATACGCTCGTTGAGCAGGTTGCTCAGTTCGAGGACACTGGTGAGAAAGACAAGCGTGGTCGTCCGATCAATCGCTTCATCGGCTTCAAGAAGCAGAAGCGTGAAGTGAAGGATGGCTACATGGTGTACTTCCCACGCGGTCACTCGATCTACGTAGAGAACGAGGATGCACTCAAGCGACTGAACTTCGATGTCGAGGGTGGGTTGGTTGACATGGCGACTGGTCTACCAGTGCCGCCAGATGCAATCGAACCACCGTCGCTGAAGGAAGTGGTTGCACGTGCAACGCAGTCGCGTGGTGGTGTCGATAACGTCATTGAGGAACTGGAGTAGACCACATGGTGGATCGTACGGCTAGCTTCTTCCCTGCACGCATCAATCAGCGTGTACCGGACTTGGTGTATGTCGCAGACATCACCAATAACGCACGCCAGCAGCGTGTCGATTTCGGCGTAGTGCCGACTATCGCCAACGTCGCGACGTTCACGGCTGCGACTGCTGCGCAGACCGCAACGACTGGGTTCCCTGTGCAGATCAGTGGAGCCGCAGCAGCGAAGTGGGGTCGTTGCATCACGATCCAGGGTGGCACCAACATCAACACCATCTATGGTCGTGACTATCTCGGTCAGCGCATCGCAGAGACGTTCACTACTGCTGGCACAGCGGTGCGTACGAGCGTCAAGGCGTTCGCATGGGTGGACTACGTGGCGTCTGGCAGCAATGCCAACGCGACGGATGTCGTGACGATTGGCACGACTGACAAGCTCGGCCTGCCGTTCAGTGCGATCATCCTCAGTGCATCACTGATGAATGGCAACACGGCAGGTGCACATACGTTCGTCGCACGTGACGACACGAGTCCTGCGACGGGTGTTACAACTGATCCGAGAGGTACGGTTGCACTGAGCACACCGTCGAACGGTACTCGTACGTTCGGTGCGATCGTGCAACTGGACACCCGCAACCTGCATGGTGTTGCGGCCTTCGCTGGCTGAGTGAGTGGGTGAGTGACTTGGTGCAGTGCGTTCGTCTCCCTAACGCACTGCACCCTCTTTGTGAGTAGCCAGTGGAATACCTCACTACTACACAACTGATACGCGAAGTCGTACTGGAACTCGCACAGTTCCCAGGTAGTGGTGCACAGTTATATGCAGAGGATACGATCCTCAGCAAGCTGCGTAGTTCGTATAACAGTGTATGCGTCT